TCAGATTCCCTGGGACGGTAAATTAAAATATGATTATCAATTATGGATTGATAGTGATATTGTGTTTACCACTGAAAATTTCTGGCAACTTGTTCTAATGGATAAGGACATTGCTGCAGGTTGGTATTGCACCGAAGACGGTCATACAACTTCTGTTGCACACTGGTTGGAAGAAGATGATTTCCGCAACAATGGCGGTGTTATGAATCATGAAACACTTGAAAGTATCTCAAAGCGTCGCAGACCTTTCACTGTAGATTATACAGGTTTTGGATGGCTTCTAATTAAGCACGGAGTTTTTGAACACTCTGAAATGAAGTATCCTTGGTTTGCACCTAAAATGCAAGTCTTTGAATCTGGTGATGTTCAAGATATGTGTGGAGAAGACGTATCTTTCTGTTTGGATGCTAAGGAAGCAGGCTTTGAAATCTGGTGCGATCCTCGTATCAGAGTTGGGCACGAAAAATCAAGAATTATCTGATAGAATGGCTAACGAACGGTATAATATTCTCTGCAAAGGGAGAAGAATTTATACTTCTCTCACAGAGGAAGAGTACTTTGATACTATGGAAGATCTGTCAATTGAGTATTATCAGACAGGTTCTCCAAATCCATCTGATATTGAAACTGAAATTTTACTAGAGGACAATATATGGCAGTAAAAGCAAAAGGCGGATTGAATAAGCATAGTTCTTATAGTCCTGGACCACCGAAAAAGTCTCGTCAAGGAGACGGAAATGGAACTAAATACGCCGCTTCGTCTCGCAATGGAGCACGTAAGAAGTACAGAGGTCAGGGTAAAGGATAAAAATAATACTAAATGACCCAATTTGGGTCATTTTTTTATGAAATAAATAAATTTTTTGGAAAAAATTGAGTTGGAACAGTTTTCAATGGGCAAACACCTGCTCCTAGAGGTGTATGATGTTGATTTTGATCTGATTAATGACGTAAATTCTCTACAAAACGTCATGATTAAAGGCATTCAACGTGCAAAAATGACCATTCTGAATACTTTTTCACATTGTTTTTTGCCACAAGGGTGTACTGTGGTGATTGCATTGTCAGAAAGTCATGTTTCATGTCATACTTGGCCAGAAAATGGTTGTTTGGCAGTGGATGTTTACACTTGTGGAGAAGGAAATCCTCGTTTAATTGCCTTAGAAATATTAAAATACTTAGATTCTGACTCTTATATGCTCAGAGAGGTCGAACGTTAAATAGAAATAAGGAGATAGCAACCTCCTTTATAAAAGTTCTGTTTTATTCAGTTAAAACAGGAGCTAAAATGTCCAATTTACCAGTTGATAGAGACCAAGACTACATGTACCAAATGTGGGGTACAAATAAACTCATAACAGATTACTCAAATCTTCAAGAAAAAAAAGTTATTCAAGAGATTATGCATGATGATATTGGTAAAAAACATCATTTAAAAGAACAATCTGAATTGCATCAACAAATTCGCAATGATGAAGACTATGATGATTGGGAATATGGCACAGAACCATCATATGGATCTTCATGGAATCAACATAAATAAATAAAGAAATTTTATGTCCGATGTCAGTAACAAGGATATCTAGATCATTTAAAGATATTAGTTTATCCTTTGTCCCGCATCCCGTGACTAAGGATTTACCTGTTCTGAAAAATCAAACAGCGATTATTCGCTCTATTCGAAATTTGGTAGAAACAATACCCAATGAAAGATTTTTCAATCCTTTATTGGGATCAGATGTAAGATCAAGTTTATTTGATTTTGTTGATGCTGCTACAGCATCAATTATTCAAGATCAAATAATAAACGCTGTATCTAACTATGAACCAAGAGTTCAAGATTTGAGAGTTCGAGTAGATCCAAGTCCAGATACAAATACATTTGAAGTTTCTGTTATTTTTGATATTATCGGACAAGAAATTCCCACACAACAATTTTCTTTCATATTAGAGGCAACAAGATAAAATGCCTTTTACTAAGTTTACTAATTTAGATTTTGATCAAATAAAGACCTCTATTAAATCATATCTCCGCGCAAATTCTAATTTTACGGATTTTGATTTTGAGGGGTCTAATTTTTCAGTACTAATTGATATTTTAGCATACAACACATATATTACTGCATTTAACTCAAATATGGTTGCAAATGAGTCTTTTATAGACTCTGCAACTTTAAGAGAAAATGTAGTGGCATTGGCAAGAAATATTGGATATGTTCCTCGTTCCAGAACTGCCGCAAGTGCTGTAGTATCATTTCCAATATCAGTAAACCCTAAAAGTCTTAATCCAACGATATATCCTTCAACAGTTACTTTACAGGCAGGATTGGTATGTACTGGATCATCATCGGGGAGTTCTTATCTTTTTTCTATACCCGATAATACAACTGCTTCAGTTATAAATGGAACAGCGACATTTTCAAATTTAACAATAAGACAGGGAACATTTTTAAAGAAAATATTTACAGTTAACGGATCTTTAGATCAAAGATTTATTTTAGATAATTCTTACATTGATACAACAACAATTAGAGTATATGTGAAAGGTGCAAGTGATAGTGGATTAGGCAGACCATATTCTCTCGTTGACAATATTTTTGAAGTTAGATCAACTTCTGAGATTTTTTTAATTCAAGAAATTATAGATGAAAAATATGAAATTCTTTTTGGTGATGGTATTATTGGAAAAAAACTTGAAAACAATGCAGTTATAACAGTAACTTATATTGTTACAGATGGAAAAGAAGGTAATGGCGCTAATGTTTTTTCTTTTGCGGGGAGTTTAAAAGATTCTTCAGATCTTATAACGATTCCAACCAATACGATTACAGTCACGACAATACAGAGTGCTCAAAATGGATCTGATATTGAATCAATTGATTCAATTAAAAATTTTGCACCAAGACTCTATTCATCTCAATATAGAGCAGTAACTGCTTCAGATTATGAATCAATTATAAAATCAAAAATTTATGCAGAAACAGAATCGGTATCTGTAGTTGGTGGTGAAGAACTATCTCCTCCAGCATTTGGAAAAGTTTTTATTAGCATAAAACCAAAAAATGGCACATACGTATCAGATTTTGATAAGCAGCAAATAAAAAATAAACTTAAATTATATACAGTTACTGGAATTAGTCCAGAAATTATTGATTTAAAAATACTTTATGTTGAGATAGATTCGGCGGTTTATTATAATTCCTCTTTGGTCGATAGCATTAATGGTCTACAATCAAGAGTTATAAATTCACTAAATCTATATTCACAATCTACAGAATTGAATGCTTTTGGATCTAGATTTAAATATAGCAAAGTTTTACAAACAATTGATAAAACTGATACTGCAATCACTTCAAATATTACTAAAGTAATTATTAGAAGAGATTTAAAAGCTCAAATTAATTCACTATCACAATATGAAATTTGCTATGGAAATAAATTTCATGTGAATGCTGGTGGAAAAAATATCAAGTCAACGGGGTTTAATATTTTAAATGAAGTAGATACTGTTTATTTGACAGATACACCAAATGCAGATTTGAAAACAGGAATTATATCTATTGTAAAAATAGATACTCAATCCACAACTACTTCTACAGCAATAAAAGTTGTCGTTCAATCAGCAGGGACAGTAGATTATGAAAAAGGAGAAATTAGATTGGGTGCTGTAGTCATTACATCAACAATTTTACCTCAAGATATTATTGAAATTCAAGCATTTCCAGAATCAAATGATGTGATTGGATTAAAAGATCTTTATCTATCATTTAGTGTTTCTAAAAGTAAAATAAATATGGTTAAAGACGTGATTGCGTCTGGTGACGATGTATCTGGAGTTGTATTTTCTAATGATGACTATTACAGATCTAGCTATTCAAACGGAGAATTAACGAGGTCGTAAATATGATAGAAACTGGTTTTGAGTATAGGGTTAAGATTCAACAAGTAGTTGAGAGTCAACTTCCAGAGTTTATTTTAGATGAAAACCCAATAGCGGTTGAATTTTTTAAGCAGTATTACATTTCACAAGAGTATCAAGGTGGCACGGTTGATATTGCGGAAAATTTAGATCAATATCTAAAATTAGACAATTTAACACCAGATGTAATAGTAGGATTTACTACACTTTCAAGTAATATAACTTCAAGTCAAAGTACAATTCAAGTATCTAGTACAAAGGGATTTCCTCAAAATTATGGATTATTGAAAATTAATGATGAGATAATTACTTACACTGGAATAACAACAAATACTTTTACTGGATGTATTCGTGGATTTTGTGGAATTACATCTTATCACGATACTTTAAATTCTGGAGAATTAGTTTTTTCTGAGAGTTCTGCCTCTGAGCATGTAGGATTAACAACTGTTCAAAATTTAAGTTCTTTATTTCTAAAGGAATTTTATAAAAAAATTAAATATTCTTTAACACCTGGATTAGAAAATAAAGATTTTACTCCAGAATTAAATGTTGGTAATTTTATAAAAGAAGCAAGAACTCTTTACCAAACAAAAGGAACACCAGAATCATTTAGAATTTTATTTAATATATTATTTAATGAAACACCAAAGATTGTTGATTTAGAACAATTTTTACTTAAGCCATCATATGCAACGTTTATTAGAAGAGATGTAGTTGTCGCGGAAGTAATTTCTGGAGATCCACTAAAATTAGAGGGTCAAACAATATTTAAAACAACAGATCCTAACACTACAGCATCAGTATCTGAAGTAGAATTAATTAGAAGAAAGGGTCAATCATACTATAAATTATTACTTTTTGTTGGATATGATGACTCTGCCCCAACCATCACTGGAACATTTAATATTACAGGATCTACTAAAAGTATAGACTATGTTTCTGCAGGAAGTTCCACTATAATTGTAGATTCTACAATTGGATTTCCAGATAGCGGAATTGTTTATACAGACAATAATACTATCACATATACTGATAAAAGTATTAATCAATTTTTTGGATGCTCCGGAGTAAATTCAGGCATTTCTACCGCAGAGACAATATATTCTAATGAAACATACTACGGATATGAAGATGGAAATCTTGACAGTAAAGTCGTAATTAGAATTTCTGGAGTTTTATCTAGTTTTGATCCAGATCAATCAAACTCTGCACTAAGTGTTGGTGAGCAAATATACGTAAAAAATATTGGAGAAAAAGTTAAAAATCCAACTTCAAATAAATCATACAAAGAAATTTTTGCTAATAGTTGGATTTATAATACTAGTTCAAGATATCAAATAGATACATTCGCTCCAACATCAACACCGAATGGAACTGTTGTAACCACCAACCAATGCATATTAAAAAGTTCTATTGATAAGTCTAGTTTAAAGATAGGAGACTATATTGATGTTCTAAACAGAGGATCACAAACAAAAATTGCGTCTAATTTGAGAATTAATGCAATTTCTGGAAACCAGATCACTACCAATTCATCATTCACTTTGACACAAGGATCTAGTTATGATATCAGAAGAAGAATCAGAACTGCAAGTAGTTCTGTTGTTCCACTTGAATTTAATAAAATAACATCAGACATTCAAAATTTTTATAATGGAAATAATGATTATGTTTATATTGCATCAAATTCTTTTCCATCCTATACAATTACTAAAAAGATTTTTTCATATAATATAGTTAATGTTGCTAGTTTTGATGCAGCAACTGGAACTTATTCTATATTAGTTTTCTCCCAACAAGTTTCTTTCTTAACTGGAAGTGAGGTATATTACACGTATACTGGGTCTCCCTTAGGATCACTAGTTGAGGGAATATATTATGTTGAAGTTTTACCAGGAAATACACAAGTTAGACTATATGCATCTAGATCTGTAATAGGATCTTCAAATTATCTAACATTTGGAGAACTCCCAGCCGGAACTCATAACTTAACTTTAAGTTCTCAAAGAGAAAGAATTTTATCTCCACAAAAAATATTGAGAAAATTTCCATTAACAATAAATTATGATACTGGAGATCAAGATATTGATTTCACAGAACCAGGTCCTGTGGGAATGTTAATTAATGGAGTTGAAGTTTATGGATATAAATCTGACAATAAAATTTACTATGGTCCATTAGAATCAGTAAAAATTCTGAATGGAGGATCAGATTATGATGT